TCTGCTTTGAATACTCTTGCTTCATTTTTTCGTGAAAATCCTCTATCTGGGTTTACTACCCCAAGTGATCCACCTACATCAAATCCTAGTGCCATAATTATGGATTTAAGAGTCCTCCAGGTCTCTGTTCTTTTATTAGTGTTTCCATGACAGATAAATTAATTGCTTCTCCAAGTTGAGCCGCTCCGTCAGAAGTTACATCTGCTGACGCATTTCCATTTCCATCAATATTTACATTAATATTTGTGTTATTTGTTGCTGCATTTCCTTTCATATTTACAGGAATACTTCTATTATCTGGTAGTGGTACAACTGCCTCATTTTGTTTTCCTTCTCCGACTAAATAAGTTGGTTGTGTGGCTATTCCACCTGATGCATATCTAGGCATCATTCCGCCTTTTGCAAGTTCAATAATTCCTCCTCTTTCAAAAGGTAAGAAAGATAGTAAGGGGCCAATACCTGGTATCATACCTAATAAAGGTTTTAATAGTCCAGTAAGACCTCCGCCGCTACCAAAGAGTCCACCTAACATACCTCCAATACCTGCTCCAGAGGTTCCTCCAAACATTGCTCCGAGTCCACCACCACCAAACATATTAGTTATAGCTTTTAACGGGCCACCTTCTCCCATAAAGGTAGAAAAGAAGTTTCCGAATATACCTTTTCCATCTTCTGTACCATCTCCAAATATACCTGCTTTTAGATTTGCAAATAAATCTCCAAATGCTCCTTCTTCTCCTTTAAAGATTCCTTTTAAATCTCCTAAGAATACATCGAATATTCCACCCACATCTCCGAATATTGCTGAGAGACCTGTTGGGTCAGTTGACACATCACTTGTCACAACTTCTTCTATTCCACCAGTAATTCCTGATTTTACTTTTTCTTCTGTAGTTTCCTCACCACCAGCACCTGAGCCTGAACCCGCTCCTCCTGTACCTCCTCCTGCTGGAGAATTAATAGTTGTTGGTGTAACGCCTTCTATGGCTGCTATTGCTTGTACGTGCTGGTTTAAAACGTTTGCTAAATCATTAACATGTTTATTATGTTTTTCTCCAATTAATTCATGCACAGATTTTTCTTTTTCTTTTCCAAATCCAAGCACTGATTGTAATTTATCAGTTATTGGGTCTATCATAGATTCAGATAAAGATTTTGCTACTGTTTTTCTTAAAGCCGTAGCAAGTCCTAATGCAAATTCTTTTCCACCAAATTCACTTAAATCTCCTGTTTCTAATAGTTTTTGTAACTCTGAGGCACCTACTTTATCAAAAGTTTCTATTAATTCTTTCTTTAACATTAAAGTTCTATCTAGTCCTGCTTGTAATAAGTCTATTTGGGATTGCAGTTCTATATTTGTTGTTTTTACAGTTTCTAATTCTCTTTTTCTGTTTTCTTCTACTTCGCCTAGTAGTTTTACTAATTCATCGGCAGATTTTACCTCTGCCTTGGCAAGATTATTGACTTGTTGTTCTTTTAATAGTGCTATTTTTGTTTCAGTGGTAAATCTTTTTGACATTCTTGTATTAATAAATTTAAGTCTGTTTTCCTCTGCTTTTATTAAATTAACAACCATTTGATGAGTATCAATAAGCATATCAGCAATATCTAATCGTTTCATTTCTGCTTCTAGTACTTTAACTGCGTTTTCAGCATCAACTTTACCAAGCTCTGTTATTTCTAACTCTAGTCCTAATATTTTATTTAATTCATTTACAAGACTTACCTTTTGGTCTTTTTCGTCCATAGCTAAATCAAATTGTTTTAATTGTCTTTTACCTGACTCTTCATCAAAGGTTGTAAATTGGTCTAAAAGGGTTCCTATTGATGACATTACTTGCTCTGCTTGACTTGGCTTTGGCATCATATTCTGTAAATTTTCTTTTAATGATTTTGCTGCTTCTTTTGTATTACCTAAAACACCTGTAACTGCTGTAAAATTTTTGAGTGTATGTTCAGAGTGCTCGATTAAGCCTATGGCAGTATCTGTGAGTATTAAGTTTCCTTCTTGTGTTATTGTGAGAAAAGCTGACCCTTCGTCATAAGTATCAGATAATTGAGTTGCAGTATCTTGTAGTAGTGTTGCTAATGCTGTTTGTCGTGTTGTCTCATTTCCAATGGCCATGATTGCATTAAATTCTTTTTTGAACTCTTCGAAAGCTTTTTTGGAGTTAGCGTCAAACCCACCAGATACATTAAATAATTGTTCAAAACCAAAGAATCCTAATTCATCGAATGCTTCAGGTCCCATAGCCTTATAACCTTGCATTTCTTTTAGAGCCATACTTTGAAGTTGCATTATTATATTTTTAACTTCTTTACGATAAGCCTCACTTTCAAATCCTTTAGCTCCTACATTTTGTCCAAGTAAGCCTCCAACAATACTACCCATAACACTTGTGCCTTCACCCATTGCAAAATTCGTTCTTAAACTTTCTTCTATATCTTCGATAAAAGCACTACCACTTTGACCTCTATTTAAAATGTTATCTAATCGTTCCATTTGAAAGTTAGCTGCCATTACAACACCTTCTAATCCTTCAAATTCTTCTTTTATTCTTTGTATTCTTTTTTCGGCTAATCCTCCAGCAAAAGTATGTGCCAAATCGGTCATCGTTTCATTTAATGCTTTTCCTCTTTCTCTTATATCATCGAGTGCTGCATTTATTCTTTTTGTAACAGGTAGTAAATCAACTAAAAATTTTGCTGTGAAAAACGCCATTAAAATACCAAATGCAATATTTACTATTGCTCCAAGAGTAGCAAATACAGGAGCTAATCTTGCTGCTGCATTACCAATAGCTACTAATGCTCCTTGTGCTCTTACTTGAACTCTTGTAAATACTCCTTGTATTTGAAGCCCCATAATTTTAAAATGGGCTGCGACGGTTTTTGTTGTTTTCTTAGACTGTCTTTCAATTTTATTAAATGCCGCTCTATAAGCTGCTTCTCTCTTTTTATTTGAAGCTTTTGTATGAGTAAGACCTTTTTTCTCATCGGCTATCATTTGTCGAACAAGTTTTTTCTGTTCTCTTATAGACATGGCAGTAAACTTCTTAATAGAAATTCCTCTTCTTTTTAGTTCTGCATTAAAAAGTTTACTTCTTTTAATTTCTGAAGCGCCAAATTGTTTTTCAATTTTTCTAATTCCTGCGCTTTGTGTTTTTATATCTTTATCTAACATTCCTAACTTTTTCTTTGCGGCATTACCTGCTGTAACTGCTGATGCTCCCATTTGTTGAAAACTAGGAACAATTTGTTTTAGTATAGATAAAGAGAATGCGGTAACGAGTGTAATTAATGCTCCAAAGTTATTTGAAATAAAATCTGCTATACCACCAAAAAAGTTTACAAATGGGCCTTGTATTTGAATAAAGAAATCAGAAATTCTAGTAGCTAATCTATCAAAAGGGTTTAATAGTTTATCAGCTTCATCTTCCATTGCTCCAAAGTTTGCTATTAACTGTCTTTGTACTTCTTCGAATACAGCAGCTCTTCTTTGTGATATGGTTAATTTTTCTGCGATTAATCCATTAGCATTTGCGAATTTTCTAGTAGCAATGTCTAATCTAAGAATAATACCAAGTTCGTCAAGTAGTTCTGGTTCGGCTTTTGTAACACCACGAATAAGCCTGTTAAATGAATCTGTCAAGTCTCTACCAAGAGTAACAGAAGCTAACTTAGCTCCTTCGGCTAATCCTGCTAGTTGGTCTTGTGTGAATCCTGCAGCCATACCAATAGAAGCTTGTTGTGCTGCGTCTTGAAAGTTTAGGAGACCACCTGTTGCTGCTCTGACGGCTGCAGTGACTCCCATCATGGATTCACCTGTTATTTCTCCTAACGCTCTGAATCCTTTAATTTGATTTTCTACATTGGCTGCGTTTTGTAATACTCTAAAAGCTGCGCCAACTGCAAAGAGTGTAGAAGCAAGAATAGCATAAGATTGAACAAGACCTCCCGTACCTTGTTGCATACGAGCAAAGCCTTTTGTACCAGATTCAACACGACCAGACATGGCCTGCATATTACGGTTTACATCTCGAGTAGATTTACCCGTTTTATCTAGTTTTTTACTGGTTTTTTGTGCTTCATTACCTACGGCTTTTAAAGTGCCATCATCACTGATTTTAAAGGTTAAATCTGCTAAATTTATCTTTTTTGTCATCTCTTATGCTTCATTCTGCTCTTAGCTTTACGCTCTTCGGCTTTTCGCCTTTTTTCTTGTTTTTCATTGATTGTTTTTGAGTTATGATAATCAATATGTTTTAAAAACCACAGACTTGTTTTTGTATCTGTGACTTCTAATACATCAATGTAAGTTCGTAGGGCTGAGTAGTCTTTACCCATGTAAGTACCGTGCATGCCTTCCCATTTATCTGATAGTAGGTCATGAAGCATAAACGCTTCTTGCACTTCTAATGGAAACATACTTCTTTCCACAGGGAGTTTATCTGGGTCAGGTTCTTCTCCGAGCTGTTCGCATACGGCTAGGTATCTGTCTAAATCGATACCTATGTCCTTAAAATTTCGTTCAATAAGCGCAAGTATATATCTTACTTGCTGGTCGTAAAATTTTCCAGGTCACCTACAGTATCAGTTACCCACTGGTCAAAATCTCCTGAGTTTTTCATTAATAACTCTGCATTCTCATGGGTAAACCCAAGTTCCTGCTCAGGGTCTTGTCCACTTACATCTACCAATAGAAACTCTTCTAAGTATTTATATTTTAGACCTTTCCACCCCTTGATAATTGCTGATACATATTCTGTTAGAAAAACATCTTCATCAAGTGCCTCTTCAAAAGCTCTTGTTTTCTTATTGAACTTTTGTTTCATACATCTATTTCTTAACTTAAGTAGTTCTTCTCTACCTAAATATGTTAAATCAACAACAAAGCCTTCATACCCAGGATAATCTATTGATACTGTTTTACTTGGAGTAATTAAACTCTTAAGTGAAACAGGTTGTACTGGTTGTTTTTTTACTTCTTCTGTCATTATTTTTCCTATTAAGAGGGAGGGTTATTACACCCTCCCAGGGTTAATTATTATCTTATGAAGCTGGTATCGCTGTATAAGATACTTTTACTTCATTTGTTGCGCTTGTTGCAGTACCTGAAGATAAGTCTGATGGTAATGCGTGGAAGTTAACTTCTACGGATATTACATCTTCAATACTATGACTTGGCAACTCGAGGTGACATTTGTCTAAATCAAATGTAACTTTCGGTGTACTGTTCTGTCCACCAAGAGAGAATTTTAAGTCAAATGCGTTTGTAATCACACCTCTTGATTCTTGTAGGTCTTCAAATAATTGTAGTGAGCCTTCACTTGTATCATTTAAATAGCAGGTAAAGTTACCTGATACTGACCTTGTTCCCATTACATGTCCTAATGGTAGGTTAACTGAACCTAGTGTTTCTGGTGTTAGATAAGTAAGATTATTTTCTATTGTAATATTACCACCTGTTAGTGTGACATCATAAGTTGTATCACTTGAACCCAGTAATCCTTTTGTTCCAGTTGTTTCTGAAGCATCATATGTAATAACTAAGTCTGTTAGTTTATTTCTGATATAGTTATTAGTTGCACTGATACCTTCATTAATCAAACCTTTAGTTGTTTCTGCAGCTTGGCCTGTTGACCCGTCTGCTAGGTTTGCTGATGATGTTCCAGTATTAATCGCAACTGCTTCTTCAATTGTTTGTCCTTGACCACTCCATGCTACTTGTGCAATACCTTAAATATCAAAATCTACTGAAGCAGAACCAACTGAGCAATTTGCTAGTTTGTAGACGGTTACTCCATCTTGTCCTGTTTCATAGATTCCTGTTGTTGAATCTTTTGCCGCTCCTAACACGAAGAATAAATCAAAAACTCCAAGTGTAACTTGGTTTGAGTTTTGAAAATCAAATACATCTGGTTCGTATGTTGCAGCTGCTGATGCAAATACATTACCTGATGTTCCGGCTGCAATCGCTTTGTCATAGTTCTGTGCTGACATAGCTGCCCATAGTGGACCTTCTACTGCAAATGCTTTGGCGTTACCACCATGCTGATTTGATGATGCTGCATTACCGGTATCTGATCTTGTAGGTCTCATATAAGTACTGAAGCTCCATTCTGCTGGTGCAAAAGAGTCAGTAAACATTGCTCTACCTCTTTTACTATATCCAGAGGAATTAGCTGCCTCACTTAAAGTTACCTCAGATGTGTTTGTGGCCTGAGAAAATGAAAAACCATCTAATACAGGAATCTCGTACAGAGCTGTATCAGTAGCATCATATGCCCACTTCATAAACACTTTGGTATCTCTACTAAAGAAAAATGCCATTTTATTCTCCTAATTAATATCGAATCTCACAGGTGATTTCTCCTACACCCAGAGGTTCTAATACGCCTTCATCTGTATCTACTGTTCCGATTGTAGTCTGTACAGTAGACTGAGATGCTCCTGTTGAATCTGTGTAAGTTAGCGGATCATTATCCTCTAATACACTTTCAACATCTTCTAACAGTTCTTCGAGTGCTAGAATGACATCATCGTCATCACTAACATAACATCGAACTGTAATTGATAAAAATCTAAAACGGAAACCTCCTCCATCATATTCACGAGTCTCTGCTCCAGCTCCTACATGTATAGTAGGAAACTCATCAACTTCGTCCCAAAACTTAAGTCGTCTTTCTACTTTGGCGACCGAAGTTCTGAATGGTGCAGTTCCATTTATTCCTTCAAACTTTTCGCAAAGAGCTTCTATTATTGCTCTACGACGCGTCGAATGTTTTCTTGCGAGTGTAGAGTCCATTATTTAGCTACCTTTACATTAAATCTTTGTTTAACCATACCCATTGCTATTGTTCTAACAGAACTTCTTATTAAAGCCTCTGGGTTTCTTTGAGGAGTATACCTTTTACCTCCTGGAGCATATGTTCCATAAGGGTCAGTATCATAACTAGTTTCTATTAACATATTCCCTCCTCTTGGCCCTGTTGTTATATTATCAACTCTTACTGAGTTTGCGAGCCTACCTGTTCTAAATCTTAGTGCTGGGGCTTTCATATTCATCGCTACTGTTTCAGGTAATACTTCATTTAATAAAGCTCTTAATTTTAAATTGTTTGCCGCAGTATTTGCTGATGTTCTCATCGTTGAAACTGACCTCGGCTTTAGTGTAGAAGATACTGCTGCCCCTGCCATTCCTGCTTTTCCTCTACCTGTTCTAGGATTACCCATTTGTCTTGATTGTAATCCACCTGTTTTCTTAAATTTAGTTCCCCCTCTGCTTTTAGTCTTTTTTGTTTTAGCCTTTGCTACCAATGCTTTATTAACTTTTAATCTCATATCAGGATTAGTTTTATGAGAAAACATTTTTTGAATTATCAACTTACTTACTTGAGCTGTTGATTTCTTATTTAATCCTTCACTAGAATGAAATAATTGGTCTGCCTCTGCAGGTCCCATTTTAGCAAAACTCGTAGCTATGTCTTTGAAGTAAGCTGGGTCACTTAAAAAATGTTTAAGTTGTTTCTTTACAAACTTAGACTGAGTTGTTGGGTTTGCTCCTGATAAATCTGGAGCCATAATTGCATTAACAAAAAACTCTGACTCTATCAGCTCTGGAGAAACTATACCTCTTTGTACATAGCTATATCCAAACATATGGTCTAAAAATCCTGCCATAACAGTATTAAATTTAGTATAAAATGTTTCTGCTTTAAATTCTTTTGCTGCCTCTTTCCAACCCATTGCTATTCTTTGGTCGATAAGAGTACCCTTTCCTCCAGAAACAACTGAAACATCTCCACCACCTTTTTCATGACTTGTATGTTTAGTTCTTCTCTTAGCTCTTGCTAATTTTTCTTTTCCAATCCCTTTTAAATATGTCATACTATGGGCTTGTTCTGAATTAAGATTTCCTGCTTCAGCAAGTTCTAAAAACTTCTCTCTAGTCATATGAGCATGAGCCTCTCCAACTAATCCATGTTGAAAACTCATTCCTTTTCTTTTGAGATACTTTGAGGATTTTGTTATATTTTGCCTCATAAACTTATCAATCATGACACTTAGTTTTCTATTAATACCTGCTTGAACATTAGTATCACGAATAAGTTCGCCATCTCTATTTACTTTTGGTGCAAAATAAATTCTTAATGAAGGGTCTTGTCCCGTTCTATCGTATCCAATTTTACCTGCATCTTTAGGATCCATCTTAGCATTTGGGAAAACTTCAAAAGCAGTTCTTTTTGTATCCATGTTATCTTGCATAAACTTAGTAAAAGCGTCCCATGCTTTTGAGTCCATTTCAAACTGCTCGTGTTTACCACCTTTTCTTTTTCCTACTGCTTTTGAGACTCTTTTTATAACTACTCCTTCCCAGTATGATTTTGTTATTTTAACTCTACCTGTTTTAAAATTCTTTTCAATTAATCTTCTTCTTCTCTTACCTGCTCCTTTAGGATTGGTAAATAGTTCATTTAGTAATTCTTCTCTAAATGCTGCTGACATTAGATAACCACCTTATATAAATCTAGTACTCTTTTGATGTGATCTGGAAAGTCTGTGGAAGTTCTAATTCCTGCAGTACCTTGATTATTAATTGTTGCTCCACCAAGTGTTCTTCTTTCTTTATGTTCATCTTTGACATAGTAATTAACTAAATCAAAAAGTGCAAGTTGTAAATCTTTTGGTGTAGTAGCAAATCCTGCATTATAAGTTATTCTAACAGCTCCCACTCCTTTTTTATATGGTTTAGGATTACCGTCTTTATCTGTTCTTATAATTGCATCTGCTTCAAAATCTACATAGTATTCATAGTTTCCTGTAGTTAGTTCTGTATAACTATCTGCATAAGTTGCTCTTTCTTCTACTTTATCAACTGCCGTTAACGGACTCTCGCTGACTATTATCGTTGAGGTGTAGTTATCTTCGATTGAAAAAGTTTCAACTTTGTCTGTGGAAAAGAAGTCTACAAAACTTGTTCCACAATATTTTTTAACTAAGTCAGATACTTGAGGTACTATAATAGAAAGACGGTCGTCGTCCTTCTCACCTCTGAGACCCTCTGCGTCTTTATATTCTGTTACTGTTATTAAGTCTGCCATAGTTTAAAAGTGTGGGGCTTTAGGTCGCCCCACATAACCTTATTTGCTAATATTAGCTAGATTTGTAACTTCTGATGTGAACAGATGTTGCACCGTCGATTAGGTCTGTGAAACCAAGTCTTTGTGAAGCCACTAAGACTCTTCTTTGGTTTGCTACTTCGTAATCTGATTCGATTGTGACACCTCTCAATCTTGGCATTACATAGTTTCTTGGGTATACCGCTACAGCGTGTACCTTGCTAACTGCAGGTGTTGCAAATTCATCACAAAGAAGAATTCTTGAACCGAACACTTGTCCGATTTCACCTGATAGCTTAGTTGCCATATCGCCAACTAGGTTAGCGTCTTGGAACTCAGCATCACTTAGTAGGTTGTAGTACTCTTGTTGGTTAACAATGTAAAGTACTTCTGCTGGGTTGATACCGTATTTGCCCATTTTCTTTCTCATAGCTAGTAAGTCAGCTGCTGTTAAAGACTCAGATGCAAATGCTGTTCCTGATGCAGTTGCGTGAGTACCAGAACTATCGTCTTGTGCCGCTAATTGAATTAACCCATCAAAACTACCTGATGAGAATACACCGTTAGCAGAGTTGTTACCTGCTAAGATAGCATTTTCGATTGCTCTAGCGTGTGACCTTACCATTGACTCTCTAATTAAAGGAAGTATTGGCATAATCGCATCTTCTTCAGTTTCATTACCTAAGAAAGATTGTGAAATTAATTTCACGGTTGAGAGAGTTTTTTCTGTCAAATCAACTCCACCTGCTGAACCAGGGTTGTATGCGTCACCTCTTTGTGCCAAGTTACCATGTGGTGAAGAACCACTAGCAGTTTGGTTAGATGTGAACTCTGCATAACCTGAATCAGGAAGGATTGGAATAATTTGAGTCGCAGAAGTCATTGGGATTTCTCTAAATAGAGGTGCTAATACCAATTCATTCTGAATGTCTCTTTCGATATTTGTTGATACAACTTGCTCAAAGTCTGCTGAAGATACACCAACACCTGAATGTGCGTTGACTTTCTCCATGACACTCTTACCGTAGTCTGTGTCATAACCTTTTCCGTTAGCGAGACCTAAGAATTTAGCGTCTATAATATCGTTTTCGAAAGCTTTTTTCCAGTCGCCTTGACCTGTTCTATCTTGGAAAATTCTTTTTGACTCTCTGATATTCATGATTTCTTCAGATTTTTCAGCAAGTTGAGATTCTAAGTTCTTAACTACTGACTCTAAGTCTTCATGCTTATCATTGACTCTTTTCTCGACATCTTCCATGAGTCTTTCGGCGCCTGATAATCCAGCTTCGATTACAGTTTTTTGCTCCATCTCTTTAGCTTCTTGAGCAGCCTTTGCTTCAGCATCTGCTTCTGCTTGTTTTTCAACCGCTTCAGCTTCTGCTTTTTCTTTTGCTGCTTTTTCTTCGGCTTGTTTCATTGCATACTGAGCAACTGCTTTTTCAGCAGCCTCTTTTGCAAATGCGTCCAAGTCGATAGAAGTTTCAGGAGTCTTCATTTCTTCTGACATATCAGTCTCCATTGATGAGGATTTCTCCTCGCTTGGCTGCTCAATTTTAACAGCGTCTGCTGATTCAACTGAGTTAGCCCTTAAAAATTCACTTTGGTACTTTCTGTAGTCGTCCATACTATCAAATGACTTTGCTAAACCAAAAGTTGCGTTTTGGTTACAAGGCACTGATACCACAGAAACTTCAAATAGTTCCGCGTCCTTTATTTTATATCCATCGGTTTCAGTCATATACTCAGAATCCTTGCACCTGAAACCAACAGAAAATGCTCCAAGGACTCCGTCTTTAACTAATTGTGTTATATCACCAGCAGCTTTTGATATCTTTGCAGATATATCTAAGCCGTTATCTGTAACACTTAAATCGGTTGCTCTACCAATAGGTTTATTATAGTCATGGTTAAAAAGAATAATTGGATTACCTTTATAGCTTTCCAATCCGCCTTTTGTCCATGCATCTGGTTGAATAATATCTCCAGCTCTATCTAGTGCATTTGTACTTGCAGACCCTTTAATATTTACTCCGCCATCATCAGTTTCTCCTAATGATTTAAAAGTACTCGTCCAGTGATATATTTTATTTTTGTTTGACATCTTTTACCTCTTTCTTAGCAACCTTCTTCTCCACTTTTGGTGCAGGTGCTGGTGCTACTGAGACAGGATATCTTGCTTTTACTACTGACATAACTCTGTTCCATGAGCCAAAGTATCTTTTTAATATATAATCTTTGACAGGTACATCACTACCGTAGCCTTTATAGTCGACTAATGTCATAGTTTCAACGCCTTTTGACGCCATAAACTCGGACAAAGCCTTTATCATCATATCTTTTGTCATTATTCTTCCTCGCTTGGTGGCGTCTCGACTGGTCGCCCACCTTCTTCGGGATTTGCGGCTGAACCTGCGATATTTGCAGGAACTCTTGGTGTATCAAATCCTTCGATTGTTTCAAATCTTAGTGCCTCCCTTGCTTCATTCGGTGTCATAATACCTGTGTTTACAAGTGTGGCATAATAACTTGCCTGGTCTCTTAACTCTGGTTGTAGAGCAGGTATTCCTGATACATTTTCATCAAGTTTGAAACCGAAATATCTCTCGAAAGCATACGCTATTTTGTTTACTATAGGTAGTATGGTTTCTAAATAATATAATCGATGGTTTGGTCTAATGTTTGCATTATTACCGCTATCCATCAAAATTGGTGGAATACCTAACGCTTTAAGTATTATCTTTTCATTGGCTGCAATACCATCTTGAAAATCTAAGTTCTTAAAGTTGATTTCTGTTAAGTCTTCAACCTCTAAACCACCGTCTAAAAACAATGGTCTTCTGCCACCTGACTGCGGGTTATATCTAGCAACCCACGCCTGTAACATTCTTTCTTTAATTTTCTCTGAAAGAGTGTTTGGTGATTTCAATACCAATCCTGGTATTGCCCCATTTTTAAAGAAGTTATCCTGAAACTTTCTCATACTAGACAGTAACTGCATAGTTCTTAGAGCTGGTTTCAGTCTTGGTACTCCTCTATAAATGGAGTTAAAACTGTTTTCTTTTATGTGAATAAT